ATTCTTGGGACGATTTCACAACTGAACATGGCGGGGTGCCCGACGGCATATGTCAGCTTACGGCCGGTGGGGGTCAGCACCACATTGCTCAATGGCGCGATGGGTTAAAAAGTTGCGAGTTGCGTCCAGGCGTGGATTTTCTGGCCAATGGGCGGTACTTTGTGGTTGCACCGTCAAGTGTGAATAACAAAGAGTACGTATGGGAAGAGTCGAGCGACCCGACCGACGGCATTTGCCCCTTTGTTATTCCAGAATCCTGGCTTGCAGCCATGGCAGTGCGCAAGGTGATTGTGTCTGCGACCGACGGGGAGTTGATCACCGGTAACCGTAACGCGGGTCTTGCCTCCATGGCCGGGTCAATGCGTCGGAGTGGCTTTTCAGCCAGCGAGATATACGCGGCCATTATGACGGCCAACACCGAGCGCTGCGATATTCCGCTCCCCTTGTCTGATGTCAAGCGGATTGCCGAGAGCATATCGCGCTATGAGCCCGAGCATGATGTGGGAGCCTCCACCGCCCTGGGCGATGCCGCGGCCGAAAGCTTGATCGGGAAAGATGCAGATGTCATAGAGAAGTTAAACGCCATTTTTGGCGATGAGCTCGGAAGCGATTATGAGGCCCCCGACGAATTGGTCGAGGGATTGATTACGATAGGTAGTTCGGTGGTTGTGTATGGCGACAGTAACTCAGGCAAAACCTTCTGGGCCCTGTCCGTTGCGGCATCGGTGGCCATGGGCACCACTTGCTACGGTCGAAAGACGGACCCAGGCTTGGTTGTGTATCTGGCAAGTGAATCCCCCACCAGTATCCGGTCCCGCGTTCAGGCAATTAAAAAGCACTATGGCGACGACCTAGAAAACCTGGTCGTGGTCCAAGCACCCGTTAATTTTTATTTGGGTGATGGCGACGCAAACGACGTTATCGAGTTGGTGCGTAAGGTTGAAGAAATGAAAGGTCAATCGGTGCGTCTGATTGTTGGCGACACCCTGGCCAGAATCAGCGCAGGGGCAAACGAAAACAGTGGGGAGGATATGGGACCTGTTATGTCCCGTTTTGACGTCGTGGCGGCCGCTACAAAGGCTTGTATGATGATTATTCACCATAATGGTAAAGACGCGGCCAAAGGGTCCAGAGGCTGGTCCGGTATCCGAGCCCACATTGATACCGAGATTGAAGTGAGCGAAAAAGACGGGGTGCGCTCAGTGACCGTTACCAAGCAGCGAGAATTACCATCCAAGGGCGAAGCGATTTACTTTAAGTTGGAAGTAATCGAGATGGGGCGCACTAAGTTCGGCAAGCCGGCCACCACTTGCGTGGCGGTCCCCGACGAAGACTCACAAACTCAAAACCCCCATAAACCCTTGACCAAGCACGATCAAAACGTGCAGCTTCTGGAGCGTGCCTGGATCACCTCGGGGGCCGAGATGCGCAATAACTGCCCGTACCTGAGCAGAAGTGCGTTAATTGATGTAATCGTGGCCGACGGTAACTCGCAGCGCACCGCAGAGAACAAAGTGGCCCCAGGGCGTAAAGACGGGTTGATTATGCCAATGCTGAATGCGGGTGTGATGCGATCCTTTGAGCATGGCTGGATTTTTGTAAACCCGCAGCAAACTAATGCCATGTTGATGCTTTCGAATGCGAAAGAGTAACCCCCTTTTACCCCCTGTGACCCCCTGGGGGTTTTAGGGGGTTGGCAGGTAAAGTAGGGCGTCCAACCCCCACCCACCCCCTACCCCCTATAGGGGAGGGGGTTAGGGGGTTAGCTATTACGGTCGTTTTTTGGGTGATTAGTTAAGTATTTTTTGGGGGATTGATTTCGATGTCGGATACGTTGTCGTTATCGATCAATCTGGACTCTGCACTTTCCAAAGCCTGGGTGATTGATATCTGAGTATGGGTAACCGATACGTCAACCCTATCGCCCCATTGTTTGGGGCGCAGCTTGGCCGCGGTCCACTTCCTGGCATCAATACGTAAGCGTTGACGATTGACCCAAGCGTTGATTAATTGAGGGTCCAGGTCGGCCGGTGGCATTTCGTCCGATAGGTCGACTAGTTCATCGGCCAGATAGTCGCCACGCTCTTCTATGGCCTCGTAATACTTTTTCTTTAACTCTTCGTTATGGCGCAATTGATGCTTAACTGTAGCGTAGGGTATCTTCATGGCCTTGACCGCACCCATGAGGCTTTGGCCCCCTGAAATGCGTTCTAAAATGACCGGCCAAACCTCGCGCTCAGTATATTTCGGGTTGTAAAGACCTTTCCTTTTCTTTTCAATTACTTGGCTCATATCATTATCCAATTACACGTTATGTAAAGTAGTTGTATTGGAACATAAAAAAAGGCCCTTTTGGGCCTTTTGTTTACAAGTCGAAGGTAAGTATCATCAATAGCACTATCGCGCTAATTATCAAGGGCGCCATGAGTTTAGTACCTCTGCGAAGATTGGATTGACGTTATCCCATTTGGCCCCGATGTCGCGTGGGTAAAAAGGGCGCAGGGTGCGCGACTCTGACATGCTGCGCACGTAAACATAGCCCGATTTAACGTCGCATGAATCGACGGTGTAGGGTTGGTTTTTAACGTGCACGACGTCGCCATGCTGGACGGGTTTGCCGTTAGTGTATTTAATCTGCAAAATGTTCTCCCTCGTTTTCAAATTCGGTTATGTCAATGTCTAGCAATTTAAAATCGGATAGCTCGGCTTCGTCAAATTGCGCGAGCGCCGACTCGTCGTCGGTGGCCACGACCTCAATTGTGACGCGAGCCATGGCGGTGATTATGTAGGTATTTGGTTTATTCATTTTTGCCCCATTAAAAGCTTTTTAAGATAAGCCACCGGCTTGCCAGTAATGGCCGACAATTCGGCCAAGGTTATATTGGTGCTGTCGAATAGATCGATTATTTGCTGATCTGTCATCATGCGGCCTTTAATATCCGGATAACTTTATGCATGCTCACGCCATGCGCAGGGTAAGCGATTACTTTGACCTTTTTGTCATAGCATGCACGACAGCCCGAGCATTTCCCCTGGTTCTCATATGCCCGGCACAATGTCATACCCTTTTTAACGTCGGCCGGTGTGGGGATAATGACCGAGCCATGCAAACCCTTTGTATATTGGCCGGTCACACTGTCAGAGCTAAAACGCACGCTAACATTTGGCAAAGCTTGCATTTGCTCGAGCACGCGACGAAATTTAGGGAATTTGTGCATGCGTGTGGGTAACCAGTGTTTAACCCATGGCGTGCGCGTCATTACGTCGAGCATTTTCTCGGCCAAGCCTAGCGAGTACATGTCGCCAGAGTCAAACCAACGGAAAAAACGATCATTTTGCAGCGCTGCGACCATGTCGTCGGACCATTCCAAGCGCTGCCAGTCGGCTTTGTTATGCTCGCGTGGAGCCTTGACGTTAGCGAAGCGATAATTACCAGTCGTCGCATAGCACCCGCGACAGGCGTCTACTAATTCGCCAGGGCTAGCAATTGAGCCGGGGCACGTATCAAGCGCTTGGAGGGACCAGGAACGAATCCCGTCTGATTTTGAAGTAACTGAAATCTTGATCATAGCGACCTCACGATTTCAGCGATTACAATAGCAAAGCCTGCAAGCGATGCGGAAGCGATTAAGAGTTTGTCTATCATTTGTATTTCCTCGTGTGATTAATTCAGATCAGGAACCCACACTATAGCACGAATTCACACGTTTTCTACAAATATATATTTATCGCCATTGCACAATCAATAGACAAACACTATTGAGCATTGTTGCAATGCGGCGCGCTCGAGCTGTAATTGTTGCAACGCACAATGCTGCATTGCACAATGCTGCGCTGCAGCACAGCTAACTTATGCTTAGTAGCGTTGTGCAGCGCAGCAAACGCAAGCAAAGCCTAAGCGCTGCGCGCGCAAGGGAAAGCGCAAAAACTTTGAGAGGGGGGGGTAGGGCCCTGCCGCACAGGGCCTAGCTAGCGCAGGGCTCACAAACATTTTTTATTTTTTTTATTATTATT